TTAGAGGGACCGATTGTCCAGTATCTTGGCTAGGATCACACTGGGCGAGTTAGGCGTTAAACTAAACGCCTCAATAATGGTGGATTTAATATCTTCCGGAGTTCCATTAGGGATATTAAAAAAACTTAAAGTTGGATAAAAATATTTAGGAAAAAATATATCTCTATATTCTCTTTCATATGGTACCGGATAACCATCTTCATCTAAACAATAATCGGTATATTCTTCTACTACTGATCCTGATCCAGAGGTTATAACAATTTCTCCACACTTTGGATTTAGGCATTTAAGTGTGCCGGTATAGGTATACTTTACCCATTCTACCTCATAAAAATCATTCTGCTCTCTTTCTAAAACACTAGAAACTTGTTCTTTTTGAAGCCAAGTAGTCTCATCCAAGCTTAAGGTTGGCTTATTACATTCTGGACAATTAAAGGGAATATCATCCTCTTTATGAAAAGATTTTAAGAAATTTTTGTAGCTTTCCATCATGGTCTGGTTCTATCCGTATAGTAGTTAAAGATGGTCGATCTTCATCATGTACAGGAACTCTTATTTATGTAAAGACCATGTCTGGTTAATAAGTCATCTTTTTATAAGAAAGTAAGAGAAATTGTCATTTCAAAATCAAAGATAAACTTTTATGCTTTCCGCATAAAAAGACACTTTTGAATGAATAATGATCTACTACACTACAACGAAAACAGACTGCCTTTTAAGCCTCATGCAGTGCATTTCTAACGGCAGTGCAAAGTTTTGGTTCTCTGATTCTGTGAGCTTTTCAAAGTTTCATACCGTCATTCCAAAGTTGATCTTGGAGTATGGTCTCAATCTGGATGAATCTTTACGCAAGCGAAAATCAGATTATGGGGAACCAGTGTGGAGTTTGGTCATCAATTATGATCCGGCAAGGAATGATGTATTCCAGTTCTGGTTATTTACCACAGGCTATAGAGAAGCTCGAAGAAGTAAGCTGACGCTAAAAGAAATACTCGCTAAAAATTCCAGCATGGTGCAAAAGCAAAAGCTCAACAGTATTTTGACTGTCAAAAAAGAGAAGCTGCTTCGCTATGGAGATTATGTACTTGGACAGTACATAGAGTTCAGCGATCTTAAACCTCAATTTGCTAAGACTTATTATCACCCGGAACAATTTGGAGTGATATTTAATACCAAGACAATCCGAACCAAGACAATTGATAGTAATAAGAATTCAACTTACCGGATATTTAAACCGTTCGATAATTTTGAATTAAATCGTCTAGCCGGCATTAATAAAAATTTTGGTTTCGCCTTTCTCGAAAATAAACACACTCGCTGGAATAAAACCTCTGTAAGTCAGTTTTTATTAAATCAGTTTGGGATTAAGTTTGATGCTAATACCGGTTATAACGACCGATTAAAAGAACTGACTAGGGTATTACGTGGAGTTCGTAAAAAGCACTTGGAGTTTTTCCAGCGTCATTCTCAGAAGAAAGTCCGCTACACCTGGTATCTATCAAAAGATTTTATGCAGTCGGCTGAAAGGGAGTTAGATAAGAAGATTGATTTAATCTCTACAGGTAAGGCAGATCGATTAAAAGAAGCTACATATCGATTAAGTGCACATGGTAATTTCCATGGTACCCGGCACCAAATTGGAAAGTTACAGACCAAGACCAGATCAAAATTAAATAGTAGGGATCCAAACCATAAGAAACTAAATCAAATGTATTTCCCTCAAAATCTTCACTATGTACGGTTTACTGCTAAAAAGGCTCAGAATATGAAAGAGTTTGAATTGGTATGTCGAAATGCAGATAAGATTTATTTGAATAAACAGGGTAGACAGAATTCTAAAGACCAACATTTGAGACGGGATAAAAAGACACACTCATTCATTGCTTCTTAAATTTCTGCTTCAATCGTTAAAAGCGAACACATAGCTTGAATAGCATCCTGATCTAATCAAGCTATTGGAGTTTTATTTATCTAATACGACATCAGCCAATTGATGAGCAATCTCTTCGATAGTGCTAAAAGAAGTATTCAAGGCAATTTTATCCGCTAGATTTGGACTATAGTTCATCACATCAGTTTTGGTGATCTTATGCCAAATTGGCAATATCATCTTATGACCGTTCATTTCTCTGGCTACTAATGCATCTAATTCATAGTTGGTCCATTCTTTCTTTATGAAATCTGCTGACAGAACTACAGTTCCATATCGTGAATTCCTTAGACCACTATCAATTTTCCGACGCAGACTATCTCCAACTCTCATAGAAAATTCATCATACCAAACCTTTAAACCTAGCCCTTGTAATGTCTCGGCTAGAGGGCGCACAAAGTCATCTTTATCTTCTGAAGCATGGGAGATGAATAAATCATATTCAGGTTCAGGTGTGACATCGAGATAAGGGGACGCCGTGGCACCAGTGATATGCTGGGTGGATGCTTTGATACTTTCAATTTCACGTTTCAGTTTTTTTTGATGTTCGATCTCTTCTTTTTGTTGCTTCTTGGCTAGAGCATCTAATTTTTTGCGTTCTAATGCTTCAGCTTTAGCCAAGTTCTGGTTTTCTTTTAATAACTTGTTTTGGATATCAGTTTTCTTTTTTTGCAGATCTGAAAGTTTTTTCTGGATCTGTGCATTTTCCTGTTCTTTTCTGCTGATTTCAGAAAGCTTAGTTTTTAGTGTGCTAGCTGTAGTGGTCTTTGTAATAGACGTTTGAAGTTGAATAATCTTAGCTGTGACACTACTTGCTTTTGTCTGCTCTAAACTCATCCTATGAGTTATATCGGATAGCTCTTTATTAAGCCTTGAAATAGTTGAGGATATGGATTGAATTGACATTGTAATCTAGTTCGAAAATATAAAGATCCAGATTATTGGCTGATCATATTAAATACAAGTCAGAAGGGTATTCTCATAAAGAAAAATTATCCGTGTGTGACTAGGTTTTATATCAGCTATTTAATCTACCCAATATTGGTATCATTCCGAAAACGGTAATATTCCCAATATTGGGGTTTTGAACGATCCCGTTTTTGGGATTTTGAATGTACCCGTTTTTGGGATGCAGAACCTATCAATGAATCTACCAAAGAATCTGTCAGTTTCTCTGAGAAGAAAAGTTCAACCTTTCAAGTGTTCATTAGAGTATTTCGAAACTGCTATTTTGACGATTCCTCTCTTTTTTAATGAGGAATATCTAAAGATGGGTAAATCCATAGGGGAATTTCACACCTATTTCATCACTGAGCAACTTTAGTAAGAAAAACAAACAAAGGTACATGAAAATATTAAAGGGGCTAATACGGCGAATAAGAACGTTTTAGGGGTATTTTTAGAAAGTCTTATTTAATCCATTTAAATACGCCGTAGTCTTAAAGATGATTGAAGGGGGGCATTGATCACCAGGTGGAGTAAAAGACTAAAAATATAGTGTTTTACGGTCTCCCTCGCGCGCGCGCGCGTTTTGTTGAAATATACCCATTTTTTGGGGACTTGGATTACCTCCTAATAATTTGAAACTTATTAGAGGGGAGGGCTATGGGGATTTATATTGAGCTTAATAATTTCGAAGTATCCAAAAGGCTAATTTTTCTCAAAGCACAGACTCAATATCAGGCACCTGATTACTTTGCGATAGTGCGAGAGCTTTATGAATACCATGAGATGAGTAGCGAAAAAATTGCTTTCTTGCTACCTGTCTCTGGTGCTTCCAGTGTGATTGAGTGGACTAAAGGTGGACAGCCAAATTATGAAAATGGTGAAGCATTAATAGAACTATGGAAAACTCTTACTGATAAGACAGATCAGGATATTCCAAGAATTAATTACCGGAGTGTGTAGGAATATGGGGAATATTAAGACAACAGCTTTTAAGCCATTAGATTGTGATGAAATGGAGAGATCCATTCAGCTATGCAATGGTATTGAATATTTAATTGATGAGTTTCAGAGACAAACTAATGGGAAGGAGTCGAGTCAATTATTTAATAGCGAATACCAGGCTCAATTATTAAAGATAGCATCCCACCTGGAAGAGCTGATCCACCGGCTCACTTATTTGGCGAATAAAAATAATAAGGCATTTTACTTTAGGCATTTGTTCGCGATTCTTAAAAGTTTGAGTTACGCACCTAATCCATTAATCATTACGGCATACCATCTGGATCCTAATCATGAGTTTAAGCGTTTACTTAATCGGAATACGTTTGATTATGAAGTCAGACAAATTGTTAAAAAAATTCAGTTTATAAAGCCAGTATTACAATCACTCGCTGTAGGCCGAAAGTCCGGTATTAGAAGCATTTCACATTCTTTTTAAGAATATTCTAGTATAAAAGGGGGCTTTCATAGCCTCCTTTTTTCATTGCTTTACACACCCATTTTTTGAGGACACATAACCATTTAATTTTGAAGTATTGAGTAAATTACTTCGAGAAAGAAAATGGCATTAATTCCACGTTCACAAGGCCGAACAGTATCACGGCCAACATTGCAGCAGCACACACCAATAACCGGACTCGGAAGTATTGGTAAAGCTATTGATGGTGTGCTTGAGGCACGTAAAGAGGAAAAGGATAAAACAGAGAAGGCTGATTTTGCATTACAGTCATCCAAGATTGGTGCTGATATCAGCGTTGTTGATAATGATTTGCTGCTTAAAATGCAGAGTGGAGAACTGACCTACGATAATGCAGTAAAGCAAAGACAGGAAAGCCTTGAGTCAATCAAGACCCAGTATAAAACTGCCGTACCAAAGCAGTTTGAGCAAAACTTTAATAATTACTTCGAACAGCATTCTTATCAAAGTGCATCGAAGTATTTGCCGATCGCGCAGAAGTCAGAGCAGCAACAGGCAATTGTCCAGCTCAAGGACATGAAAGAAAATTATTTAAAGAACCCGAATGCTTCCGAGCAAGAAGTTTGGAATGGTTTAGCTACATATGGACAATCTAAGAGCCTACCTTTGGCCCATGTTAAAGATGCTTATAACGAATATAAAAATAATCGCTCCAGCAATGAGGTAGCTGCATTCTATTTAGGAAATAAGTCGGACAATGAAAAGCTTACTGAACTAACGACTCCTGAAGCTGTAATAGCAAAACATCCCAATTTAACCCAAGAGCAGGCTGTCTACTGGAGTGGTCGTGCACTCACTCAAATGGATCAAAATAAACGTGCGGCTGCCTTGCAGCAAAAGCAGTTAGATGATGATGCTAAAGATGCTGTTAATGAAATGAAGGCAGACATTGAAACTGGATTAATTCCAAGTGAGGCAGTAATCAAGTCTCGTTTGGCACGTGTGCAGGGAACTCAAAAAGAATCTGAGTTTGTTCAATATAGTGGGGCCTTGGTTGAGGTCCAGCAGTTCATGAGACTGGGAGCGGATGAGCGCGAAGCTTACCTCAGTAAAAGGCGTTCAGAGGCTCAAAATACGGCGCAAGATAATGCTAAAGACGTGAGTTGGAAGTTAAATCTTCTTTCTAAAACGCATGAAAATATGCTGGGCTATGAGAAAAATAATTCAGCTCTGGCTTACTCGATTAAGACTGGCCAAGATCTAACAGTAGTACCAACCAATGCGATTCTAAGCGGCAATCCTGAAGCCATTAGTGCTCTATCTAAGAATATCAAATCTATTCATGCCAACAATATTTTAAACGGTACTGTAGGGTCCTTAAATCCATTCTCTACCCAACAACAATCTGAATTAAAGCAGTTCTGGGAAAAGGCTAAACCTGGTGACAAATTAGGTTTACTAACCAGTATTTATAAATCTAGTGCAGGCAATGCCAATGCATCCAGAGACATGATTAATAGCATTGCAGGCGAAAGCGGTTCATATCGTTTATCTGCATCACTGAATAACCGTGGTCTGCAAGATATTGCTGGTCAGATCGTTACCGGTCAGGATCTGATTGAGAAGGGATTAGTCAAAGTAGATGAAACCGGCTTAACAAAGCATACAGAAACCTATTTAGCCGGCATTACTTCACCAGGTAAACCTGACTTTCAAATCTATCTGGATTCAATCAAAGCCAACTATGCTTATTTGGTTCAAAAAGCTGAGAAGGTGACTGATACCAAAGGCAATATTTTAAATAAAACCATTGATGAAGAGCTTTTCAATAGAGCTGCCAAGAATGTCACAGGAGGCAAGTTCACCTCAGGGGGATTCTTCGGAAGTAAATCAGTAGTGTTACGGCCTCATACTGTTGGTGAAAAGGCTTTTCGTGAGCAGCTGGAGAGCTTTAACTCTCGCAATGCCCGTAACTATGGCGGATCTGATAAAGACTTCTTCTTGGATCTGCCTTTAGAGCAAGACCCTAAAAATCCATACGTCTATTACTTCAAGAATGGTAGCAAGTACATCATGGATGCCACCGATAAGAAGCGTCAAACACGCTTAACTTTTAAAGTGAGATGAGGTAGAGATGGAATTTTTAGCAGATGATGAATTAACGTTAAATCAGGACGATCCTCGCTTTAAACCTAAAAGTGAACGCGGTGGATTTAGTGACGGCGTATTAGGTACTGTTTCCGGTGTTGCCATGGGTACCATTGAGGCTGCCACTGCACCGGATGCCTTAGTACGTGGTGATAAGAAAGCAGCGGCCTTAAGAGCGCAAAACCTCGAGATTTTTAAGCCTGATGATTTAGGTGGCATAGGTGAGTTTACCTATGGCCTGACCAAAGACTTTACACGTATTGGCTGGAACGCCGTTACTACACTAGGTATAGGTGGTGTACCTGGTTTGGCCCTAAACTCTGGACTATTTGGGTACCAGACCTTTGAAGCAGAGAAATCAGACTTACTTAACAAAGGGGCGGATATAAAAACGGCTCGCACCGGTGGGGCTATTAAAGGGGTTACAGATGCTCTGGGCTTTGCTATTCCTACCCATGGTGTTGCTAAATCTGTAGTGGCTGATGCTGTGGCTACTACTGCGCTGGCTACTGGAGCTGGCGTAGCTGGTGATTATCTTGAAGGTTCATTTCTTGAAAACAATGAAAATAAGAAAGTCGCTCAATACGGTGAAGCATTAAAGGAAAATGCATTGAGTCCGTCCACATTGGCAGCAAACGGCGGGATGGCCTTGCTACTCAACTTGTGGGCGAACAAAGGGCGTTTACGGCCAGAGCAGATCAAAGACCATAGTAATGTAGATACCATGAATGATGCGGCTCATATTCAGGCCAACATCGAGCATGCAGAGGGTACGAATCCATTTAGCCCAACTAATGCTAAAGAAGCCAATTCACACTTTGATGCATTGGATAGTGCAATGGAGAGCGCACTGAATGATGAGCTGGTCAGCTTAAAAGCACCAGTGAGCGGAACACCTAAAGCAGTCGTAACCAGTACACCAGTGGTACCAATAACAGGTACACCGAAAGCTATCGTAAGACCAGGTGCTATTAATACTGATGAAAATAAAGCGCCAGTAATAGCGGAACTTTTGACTAATCCTGTATTTGATAAAAAACCTTGGACAAAAACGATTGTCCAGGAAGCCTCTAAACGGGGTATCAATCCAGTAGATGCCTTAATCATTTCCCATTTGGAAACTGGTGGCACCTTCAGTACTTCAATCCAGCCAAAGGGCAGAAATGGGGAGTTGCTTTCATCGGCCACCGGCTTATTTCAGACTTTGGATAGCACCTTTGCCCGTATGGGAGGTAAGAATAAGTTTGATGGTAATGATCAAATTAAAGCGGGCCTGAACTACTACGAGCACAATGCCAAGGTTTTTCGTAGTCACTTTAATCGAGATCCGAATGGCCTAGAGCTTTACTACCTGCACTTCTTTGGTGAGGGGGGTGGACCAGTCTTTTTAAAAGCCAAAGATAATGAGCTTTTTGTAGATGTGGCCACACGCTGGAGTAAAGGCAATCAGAAAAAGACTGCAAGACAGATTGCAGAAGGTATCACTTCAAGTCATCAATTCAATGGTATGACCGTAGGACAAGTAAAGGCCAAATACGAAAAGCGCTGGAACGAAATTGCAAGTCTTTATAGTGATGTTAGTCCAGATGCTTCAGTAAGATCTACTGAAGTCCGAGGAAGCGAATCAGAGTTCCCACAGTTTGAGTCTGATATAACTGCGCCCCCTGCTTACAAGTCACAATCTGATGCTGAAATTGAAGCAATGCCTTTTGTACTCAGTGCAGATGAGCATAGTGTGAAGTCACTCCAGGAAGAGTTTGAAGCCCTATCTTCTCCATTGACCAAGGAGGATCTGGAATACCTCAAGGCCACGGCGCATTATCAGTATTCGGAAGGAGGTGCTTACCGAACGCCGTATGTTGAACCTCAGGTCGACTTATCTGGCCCTGGTAATAGTGCCAGCCGTAATTTGGATACATTGGACTCTGATCTTTACCAGCTTGAGCCAGAACAACAACGCGTTATTCTTCCAGATCCAGAATCGAATACTTTGGATATCAATACCAGAACATCAGGTTCAAATATTCCGCAAAACTCAATTGTTGATGGTGTAGATAATTGGACCCCAACTAGATCGCAAAACTATCTCAAACGAGAGCGTTTAATGGAGGATGGGGGAGTTATTCAAGAGCTACACAATAGTACTTCTAATACGACATTCCAGCGCCAGATTAATCAGGATGGCACCATTAGCCCGGTAAAGGCTACACGTAATGGAAATGATCTATTCGCCCATCCTGCTAATGGTAAAGCCGATAGTCCTGAATTAACTGCAGTACAGCATAAAGCTACCCAGGCATTAGAACGGGAGTTCTGGAAGCCAGGTAAATCTAAGGTTGATGGTGCACCGGACTTAACCAAGTCTAGTAAAGGGGAGTACGGTGCATTCACTGACACGGCAGATGGTAGGGAAGCAGTTTCAATTCTGGAAGCAGATCTCGATATGGAAGTGACATTTACACGCCTGGATGAAACCGGGAATGAAGAAATTGTGACGATGTCATCCCGAGATTTATTGGACTATGTCAAAGAGCAAGAAGAAATCGCAAAAGATGAAATTCAGGCAGTGAAAGCATTGGCAAGCTGCGCATTAAGATTTGGGAGTGAAGCAGCATGAGAGCTGAATGTAGAGAACAAGTTGCAAAGGCATTAGGTAAAAGAAAATTAAGTGCAGCTGATAGTAATCGTATTTCATCACTGTATATCCGGGCACAAAATACTCTGGCCAGAACAGATCCTGATTGGATGTTTAAAAGTTCTGCTGAACGTGCTGAAGCGATTGCGCAGAAAACTGCTACGGATCTCGCCGTCCAGATCGCCAAGAATAATCAGAACATTGCCCGGGATGCAATTCTCAAAGCCCAACTGCAGAACGAAATCTATAACCATCCTAAATTAAATCCGGTCCAAGCTTTAATGCGGAAGATTGCATACTTCTCGGATCAGAGTGGTATCCAGTCTATAGAGAAACAATCTCAAGCATTGCATAGCCGCTGGATGTCATTGGTTGCTGATGTGTTTACCAAGACACAAGAGCGCTTTGGTATGTCAGTGAACAAGGCAATGACTGACGACATTATCCGGGTCATGTTTGGTGGCAAGTCTGATAATCCAGAAATTACGGCGATGGCCAAGGAAGTAAGTGCAGCCCTGGAGGAAATGCGTTTAGCCTTCAACCGGGCTGGTGGGAATATTAAGAAGCTCGATAACTTTGGCTTTATGACCTCACATGATCAGAAGAAAGTAGCCCTAACAGATCAATCAGAGTGGGTGAACGATGCATTGGCTGGAGTAGATCGTAATCAGTATGTCAAAGAGACTGGTGAGTTGATGGATGAGCTGGAGCTTAAATCCATGCTCGAGGAGATTTATAAAACCATCTCAACCAACGGCGCCAACAAAGACTTACTGATACTGAATAAACAGGCCAAAGCAGGTGCATCGCCTGTAGGTGGTCGCTCCAAGATGGCAAATCGTCACCAAGAGTCCAGGGCTTTGCATTTCAAAGATGGTGACGCATGGCTGGCGTATCAGAAGAAATATGGAACTTATGATGAAGCAGGGTTTCATGAGATTCTGAAAAACCATACTCACCGCATGAGTACAGAAGTTGCCATGATGCAGAACCTTGGGTCCAATCCTCGCAATACATTTGAGTCGTTATTGGATGAAGCCAAGATCAAACTGAAAGCAGATCCACAGAATGGCATGAAACATGGTGAGATTGATAAGCAGGCTCATCGGGCCATGTCCATGTATAACACTCTGGATGCCAATACCCGGGCGATTGATTCAACTTTAGGTAACGTTATGGGTGGTCTACGCGCCTTAATGGTTGCATCTAAATTAGGTGGCACCACGCTGACGACCTTTGGCGACCATGCCAGTATGAAGAAGGTCGCTAATATGCTGGGCCTGTCCTATACCAAATCGATCCTCCCTGAATACATGAAGCAATTGAAACAGGGTGCCACACGTGATGAAGCATTGCGGTTTGGCCTTGGGATTAACGAAATGGCCGGTTCAATGACTCGTTTTGGTGATGCTGATATTGTCAGCAGTGCTACCAAGTCAGGCCGCTTTAATGCACGTATGCAGGCTTTTGCTGCAACGACTATGAAACTATCAGGACTGAACGCTGTCACTGCAGGAGCAAAACGAGCGCTTAATTTGGTGCATATGAATAAGCTTGCTGAAATGACCCGTAAAACGGATTGGAAGGATCTTGGTGCAGATGATCTTAAGATCCTGCAGGGGAACGGTATTACCGAACGTGACTGGCAGTTGTGGCAGCAGCTGGAGCCAAGTAAGCGTGAAGATGGGACGGCGGTACTTTCGCAGAATGACTTCTTTAATGCACCAGATGATGTGATTAAGCAGTTCTTGCCACTGGACAAGCAGGACAATGCTAATGCACTGGCTGACTTCCGGTATAAAGCTGCTATGAAATACCAGACTCATATCTTTAATGAGGAGTCAGTCGCTATTATTGAAGCAGGTGTACGTGAACGTAGCATCATTAACTTAGGTGAAGCCGGAACTATCCAAGGGGAATTGGGCCGAACCCTATTCCAGTTCAAAGGCTTCCCATTGGCTTATATGTTCCGTATTGGTCATCGTGCCTTTGCCCAGGGAGATATTAAGAGTCGGGTGACGTTCCTAGCTTCGCTACTGGCTTATCAAACTTTAGCAGGTGCATTGATCGTTCAGACCCAGAACTTGGCCAATGGTAAGAATCCAGAGCCTGTATTTACGATTGATTTCTTTGGTAAGTCACTTCTTAAAGGTGGCGGGCTTTCCTTCCTAGGGGACATCATGTCTGCACTTTCAGATCCAACCGGTCGAAGTGCATCAGACTTTATCAGTGGCCCATTATTAGGCCAAAGCATGAAGTTGGGTATGCTGCTAACCGGTATGGGTAACAACATCATTGAGGGGAAAGAATCTACCCGGATGATGGAAGTGGCCAATACCCTGAAGAGTAATATTCCATTGCAGAATCTTTGGTACAGTAAGCTGGTCGTAGATCGAATGCTGTATTCCAAAATGCAGAATATGATTGATCCTGATTATCTACCAAGAACACAGCAGCGCCTGGAGAACTTAGGTAATAGTTACTGGTGGGATTTATCAGAAGAATAAAATTAGGAGCCTCGGCTCCTTTTTTAATTTTTAGATTACTATGTTGTATTAATATTTATAAATAGCCCAAATTCAACATCGAATGATGTGATGAGACAATTAAGGGGGAAATATGATTGGTAGAGTTTTACCCATATTACTTTTAGGGTATTCAACAGTAGCTTTAGCAGAGAATGGATTTGATCGCTCGTTAATCAATGCCAAGATAATTAATGAGAAATATGAAATTATTGATATTGATAGCTTTAACGATCTTACTCGTCAAATCACCAATGAAGTAGTTTCGACGTTACCTAGAAAGGTTGATGCTGATACAGAGCTATTAACCATGGTGGTAAGCAGACCTTTAATTTCTCAGACTTATGCGCTAAGAGATATTGAAACTAAAAAGGATTTATCGGAAAAAATAGACTTGGAAAAGTTTAGTCAATTAATTAGAAATTACGCTTGTTCCTCAGCTATTGGTACTTCTCAAGTTTATAGGGTAAATGGCACTCATTTTTCTTTTAAAGTGATTAATAGTAATTTTATGGAACTTTACAGCTATACATTCCCACTAAGAACATATGAAGAATGAATGTGAAATACAATTCAAAGTTGCAGTTATTGCTGAACAGCTTGATTAGTATGACTACACTTTGAGGAATAATTGATGACCTTATATATCTCAACACCTGAGTTATTGAAGCGCTATGGAATTACTAAAGGTACTTTGATCAGCTGGCGAAATAAAAAGAACTTTCCTGAACCAGTCATTAAAGCGCATGGACGCTCAAGCAGTCGTTACGGGATCAAAGCAGTTGATACCTGGGAAAGAAACAGTGGATTGCTTGAATCACTTGAAATAAAGCCTCTGATAACATCACATACATAATTTTAGTAGAAAAAGGAATTTCACATCATGAAGAAGATATTAGCTTTCTCTCTAATGAGTCTTATAAGCTCAGTGGCTTTGGCTACCCCAATTACACTTCAGCATTCCAAGACCAGCTATGTGAACTCAGGGATCTGTTCCGCCGTGGTGGATGTGACGATCCATGATTTTCTTGGGGCCTATGACAAACTGTATTTAGACCTGGTGGCAAAGTGATCCTAGCCAAATAATTAGACAGCGGTTCCCTCTAAATTTTTCAAATATTCTTTTTCAAAAGCTTCGGGACTAACCCAGCCATTTGCAGAATGTCGTCTGATTCGATTGTAATAAACCTCAATATATTCGAACAAGTCCTTATTTGCCTCTTTTCGCGTTTTAAATACACTGCCATGCACGATATGTACTTTTAATGTGTGAAAGAAGCTTTCAGTGACGGCATTATCCCAACAGTTGCCTCGTCGTGACATACTTTGAATGGCTCTATTGGCAGCTAACAAGTCTCTGTAGTCATGACTGCCGTACTGGCTGCCTTGATCAGAATGAACCATTACTCCACGAGGATAACCTTGACGCGCCATCGCATAATTAAACGCATCACAGACTAAGTGACGATCAATATGTTTGCTAGTCTGCCAACCAACGATGCGGCGACTAAATAGATCCAACATGACGCATAAATATAGCCAGCCATGCTGAGTCCAAATATAGGTGATATCGGTAGTCCATACCTTATTTGGTCTCGATACTTTAAACTGACGGTCCAATAAATTTGGTGCTGCTGATAAGCAATCTGCTGGGTCAATTTTATACTTGAATTTACGGGATATTTTACTGCGCAACCCCAGAGTACGTAACATTCTACCTACCGTTCTTTCACTCAAACAATAGCCCTTATCACGCATATCATGGACCAATGATGGGGCACCTAGACGTGCGTGATGCTGCCAATAAAGTAACTGTAAATCATTGAGTTGCTTCTCGCATCTAGGTGTTCGTTTCAACCACGCATAATAGCCCGATCGACTCACACCAATGCAATCACAAGCTGAAGCAACAGTAACCATTTCAGGCGCTATTCCTTTGATTAACGTGTACTTCTCTTGGCATCCTCGGTGAGAAAGTACACATGCGCTTTTTTTAGTATCTCATTCGCCTCACGGAGTCGCTTATTCTCTTTTTCAAGGTCTAGAATGCGCTGCTGCTCAGGTGTTAATTGACGTTTACTGGAGCCTGCTTCGCTAGATTGACGAATCCATTTATCTAGTGTTGAGTAACCGATACCAAGTTTATTGGCTAGTGCGGCTATCGATTCACTTGAGTTCGCTAAGGCGTAATCAATCGCTTGTTGTTTAAATTCCGGACTAAAGCGTTTAGCCATTTTTACATCTCCAAAGATTAAAATTAAACTATCTTTAGAGGGACCGATTGTCCAGTATCTTGGCTAGGATCAAAGGACAAATCCGGCAGAGTGCAAGGGACTTCTGAGAATGTAATAACCTACGGCGATATACAAAACCTTCAAGGTAAAGCATTTGGGAATATCTTTATCGAATCAGAGACTATGTGCGGAGCGGATCGTACCTGGACAGTTCAAGTTAAGCGCGCCGTCCTGGTTGTAGATGGTAAACGAGAAGATTTATTGAAAGCTAAGAAAGTCCATATTGATGACTTTCAGCCAATGAAATTTAAAGTTGCTCCTTAAGTATTAAATCTTTGATTTTATAAAAAAGTCGACGCTAGTGGATTTCACCGATAAAGTCCTGAATCTAAGCTAAATAATGTGAGACTTAACTGGCATTAAGCCTTTATCTAAAGGAATTTCCAATCTAAATATTATGGACATATCTAGCTAAATAATTTTAAACTTGCGTAAATGCGCAAACTGAAATAATCTGCAAGTTATGGAAAGAAATCTCGAACAATATCGTACACCTGGACAAGCTCTTTCAGCTCTTCTAATTGAGAAGGGGTGGAATGGTAGAGTCTTAGCTGGGATTTTACAAATTGATGAGTCTGGCGTTAATAGGCTATTACAAGATAAAAAATCTATTTCTCCTAATTTAGCTATTATTTTTGAAGATATCTTTAAAGTACCAGCCGAACAGTTTATTAATTTGCAAGGTCAATATGATCTAGCCAAAGCTAGACTTAAAATTATGCCGGACCCTCAGCTTGAGTACCGTGCTAAGTTATTCGGTAGTCTACCCATAGCCGATATGATTAATCGCTCATGGCTAAATGTAGAAAATAAGAAAGATTTCAATAAGATTGAGTCAGAGCTATTACGTCTTTTTAAAGTAGATTCTTTAGAAAAGATAATAGAAATAACCCCTCATAGTGCAAAAAAATCTAATTGTGATGATATTGCTACGCCCGTGCAGTTAGCGTGGATCAATCATGTAAAAAGAATCGCCTCGGAAATGATTGTGCCAGCCTATAGTCCAGAAAAAGGAAAAATGGCAGCTGAAAAATTAAAACCTTTACTGTATTCCGCTGAAGAAATTAGAAAAGTTCCTCGTATTCTTATGGAACACGGTATCCGCTTTGTGATTGTAGAATCGCTTAAAGGATCAAAAATGGATGGCGTATGTCTATGGTTAAATGATGGAACTTCACCAGTTATTGGAATGTCATTACGTTTTGATAGGATTGATAATTTTTGGTTTGTATTACGCCACGAGTTAGAACATGTCATTCAGGGACACGGTAAAATTGTCCCAAAAATCGATATAGATATTCACCCTGGTGAAAGTGAAGATGAGGATGAGAAAATTGCAAATGAGGCTGCGGCATATTATGCAATCAGTGAGCAAAAAATGAATAGTTTTATCGCTCGTAAATATCCTTTCTTTGCTGATATCGACATTATGGGATTAGCAAATACTATTAAAGTACATCCAGGAATTATTGCTGGGAAACTTCAGTACCATACGAAAAAATACAATTTATTTAGAAAGCATTTGGTTCCAATTCGACCAATTCTTACACCTTCAGCTGTAGTTGATGGCTGGGGGGATGTTTATCCACTTGAAGACTAAGGAGTAATTTTAAGTGAATCAAAACCAAGCATTTCAAGAAGCCATAAGGCTTTACAAGAGGAAAACTGGGCTATCGGAAGTTGATTTAAAGGAGGTGGCAAAGTTTGCTGTTGAGCAGCTGGGTTATAAACTTCCAGAACCTGTAGATCCTTTAGATGTTTTAGCAAAAAAAATTGCTGTTGCAGCGAGAGAGGAGACTAGAACAGATAAGTCGACAGGGCGACCATACCGAGTAAACCATGCAGTGCCCAAGCAAGGCTCTCAACAGTCATTATGGATTGATATTGATGAAGCTCCACGCCCATTAATACAAAAGTCATTCATGAAGCGAAGAGATGGAATTCTCGGTGATGCATTGCAGTTATCATTAGATATGGATCACTGGAATAGCGTCAATTCGACCGAAGAGCCAATTCTAATTCCTATGGACTTTACAGAAGACGTAGAGGAAAGAAAGAATGCTACCAATCATATGACCGCAGATACAGAAAACAAAAAACCGATATAAAAACATATTGCTTTTATATCGGTTCTTATCTCGAGTAATTGACCAGAATTAACTGTATTAGACGAGCCTAGGAAACTTAATCTTAATACTTTTGAATTATGGTCACAAGTATAATGCCTACCTTAAAGGTGGGCTTTTTTTTATAAAAGATGTTACCCATCACATTTGTCTTGTGGTTTTGCCAATTACTTTCAATCTCTTGCTACGGCTCTACCATTCTTAATATGCATGAAATTAGATGCTATCTAATTTCCTTAAAGTCGACTCAAATCCAAAATTGTCATAGTTCCCCAGTGTACAGCACCAGTATCGATCCAATAACAGTTATCGCGCTTGTACGGTCGCTGGGTAACTGTATGCCCCATGATTACCGCATCAACTCCTGACACATGGGTATATTGCAAATTTTCATCATTCAAACGTTCACGGCCCCACATGGCTATCTCTGGAGGGGCTCGCTTGTGATCAATGATGTGTTGAGCCTGATCAAAATTATTAAGTTCCCTCTTAAATTCATCCCAATCATTTTGTTCAATATGTCCATGTACAAAACCGAACTTTCTCCCCTTGTGGCTTACCTCTAAAGCAATCGGTAGTGTTTTGAATTTTTCAATGATTTCGCGCTGAATCTGATAATCCAAGTCATAAAACCACTCACCACCATTTTGAATATGACAGTTAAAATAAGAGCGATTAACATCACCCATGATGACTAAATCCTCGTGATTTCCCTTTACTGATGTAAACCAAAGTTTATCGATCAGGCTTATGCATTCTTCGTTCTGGATGCCACGATCCACTAGATCACCAACTGCTACCAGTAAATCATTTTCAAAGTCAAAACCGATTTCCTTAAGGCGAGTCATAAGCAGGTTGTAGCAACCGTGAATATCCCCAACGGCCCACAACCTCCCTTTAATTTCTTTATCCCAAATTTTTACTAAATTCATGCCTTAATCCTTTTATTTTATTAATCTATAACGCCGTTTATCTCGCTGCTATCTTCAAAAATATCCATTTGGCCAATCTTGTATCTGTACGTCATCCATTCACCTTCACGAGGTTCACGACTAACACCTGTTTCAGCTCGCCACAGCTCAATAAGTGCTTCACCATTTTCATAGTTCGGAACGCCACCACGCGCCCACTCAGATACTGTAGAAGCACCAGAGACAGGTAATACAAAGGCTATTTTCTCATGTGTCCAACCAAGACGACCTAGATCCAGAATCATTCGATTAAAGTCCGGACGTTTGTAGCCACGGAGTTTGACAATAAATTCCTTTACCTTTTTTTGAGTTCTGAGGTTTATAAATCTATCTGCTGGTGACTTTTTGAATACAGTAGAGTCGATACCTTGGCCATTAATAAACATCATATTGTATTCCCCTGGATTTGATTAAGTGCATCATGATCTAGATTGGTAAATTGACAGTACTTCAGCTGGGCATGCATGTACGCAGTACCAGCTTCTCCGTGGCGGTTCTTTCCTACAATGGCCTCGGCAATACCTCGGTATTGGGATTCTTTGTTATAAACTTCGTCCCGGTACAAAAAAATAATTTGGTCGGCATCTTGTTCAATTGCACCTGATTCACGTAGATCCGACATCATTGGTCTTTTATTAGGTCGCTTCTCTAACTCACGATTGAGCTGAGATAAAAGAACAATGACGCAATCAAACTCTTTGGCCATGGCTTTCAGCTCACCGGTAAAATAAGCAATCTTTAAATCCTCCCGGGCGAATTGCTTTGTTGTCTTCATGATCTGAAGATAATCAACCAGAACTACACCGACAGAGCCATACTGATGTTTTACTTTACGGATAGACTCCCTGATATTTGCAATAGATGGACGGGAAGTATCATTGATCTGCATTGGTACCTTTTGAAGCATCACAACGGCGTTTGTATATGCTGTAAATTCCTCTTTAGGTAGCAGATGAGGGGAATTACGTACTACTCCAATATCTGCCGGTGCAATCGCGCAACAGAGACGCATGGCGATCTGCTCTTTAGGCATTTCGCCAGACATGATGAGGGCAGGCTTTTTCTGTATGACTGCTACATTATTTGCAATGAGCTGAAGCATAGTCGTCTTACCCATTGCAGGTCGTGCAGCCACCACCATTAGGCAACCAGGTTCAACATCGCCTAGTTTCTTGTCGAGGTCATAGATGCCAGTCTGGATTCCTTTGATCATCGAATTGCCAGCAATTGCAGCTTCAATCTTACGGTGCATCTCAAGAAATGTATTGGATGCAGCATCATGAATATGAAAGAGGGATTCACTTCCAGATTCAGTATTCAGATCTGCAAAAGCAGTTTGTGCATTCTGGACCAGCTCACCACGGCTCACCGTTAAGTTCCGAGCATGGTTAATTACTTTCATGGCTTCAGCTTCAACTTGCCTGCATGTCGTAAGATCCTTCAATTTCTCAGCATAAGACACCAAGTTATAAAAGCTGGAAGGGGCATCACCTAAAATTTGCATGATGTATTGCTCACCACCGGCAGCTTCAGAATAGTTACGCATTTCTAGCCACTGATTTACTAATACAGCGTCATATGGTGAATTCTTCGAATCCAGATCAACTACAGCCTGAAAAATCAATTTGTGGCGTGTAGCATGGAAATCATCTTCAGTAAGTAGGTTCTCAACTTGGCCATATGAATTTGAAACAGTCATCAGTGCTGCAAGTACAGCTTGTTCAATTTGTAGATTATGAATAGGCGTATTCATTGAGGACCTCCTAATAGGCTCTTAGGCTTAGTCGGTAAATTAAGAAATGGCTGAGCAGTATTAGCTTGCTGTCCGGTCGGAGACTGACTGCCATATTCAGGATTCTGCTTTTTGTAGCGATCAAACTTGTCTACGATCCAAGCCGTGAACTTATGTAGTTTTTTACTGTCAGATAGGCCGCTATTATCAAAATAAGAGTTGAATGCACTCAGCTCGAATTCAAAGCTAGGTAGGCCAAAGATTAGGTCTATATTGTTGCCATGACCTGCCATCTTTATCTTTGTTATCAACTGATCTACATCAGGAATCCAGTCATGCTCTTGAGAGAGATTCATTGGTAGATTCCCTGATAGATTCTGCACCCCGTTTTTGGGATCATTCAACATCCCGTTTTTGGGGTTATTCAAAGCACCATTTTCGGGATCATTCCCATTTTTGGAATCATTCCGTTTTTGGGATTGTTTAATATTCCCGTTTTTGGGTGTATTAGAATCATTCTGAATTTGAGTGTATTCCTCGCGACCCTTTACGCCGTTGAGCTTGAGAACCCTAACTCGTTTAGTTGGCCCCGTGCGTTCACCCGTATCTTCAACTAGGCCCAAGTTGATTAACTCTAAAATAACTTTTTGAACTGTCTTTTTGTCCAGCACGGTATCTTTGGCCAGGCGATCTATGCTTGGCCAAGCCGTATGTTCTTCACCAGCTCGATCTGCTAACGAAAGCAGAACGAGACGTTGTGATGAATTATTTACCGGAGCAGTCCAAGCCCAGCGTGTTGCATCAATGCTCACTACGCCCTCCTTGCTGCTTATGATTTTTCAACACAGTATTCCAAAGACGTTCTGGAGTAATACGTACTGATTCAACATATGCAGCTGATGGGAGCATTGTTGTCTGATCGACAGTAGGTTTTGGCTGTACTTTAGTTTGCTCTGATGGGGTAGAAGGCTTATCCATTTTTAGTAGCCTCCCACTGTATTTCATAATTTTCGCGTTCAATGTCGAATGTATTGCTATGGCTCCCTGCCAAGTAAGCAGCAATATGAATTAAGTGCTCAAGCGTTCCAAAGACGGCGCCATGAGTATTTTGCTTAATGGCCTCTTTGACTACTTCGACTTCATCTTTAACTTGATAGAACATGGTCTCAAGCCATGATGTGTTTTCATAAGCTAATGAATATGCATCGTACAGATCACCCGCATTGTAGTGATCATCGGGTTCTTGTTGATGTCTCTTAAGCTCAAGGCTATAGGTATCTGCCTGGCTGTTAGCAAGCTGCTGGGAAATTATGATTAGATTTTCTAGTTCAGCAAAAGCAGAGGAGTCAGCTCTATCATTTTCTTGTACAAATGCTTTAACGAAAGCCGTTGCTTTACTGATTTGATTGGCCAGAGTTCGAAGCTGTGTGGCAGTTTCAGATGCAAGTGAGTAAGCATTGATAATATCTGCGACACTGTAAAAAGGAATTGATTGTTCTGAAAATTGAATTTGTACTTTAGCGTTCATGATGAATGCGCTCCTTTGTAATTAAGAGCCACACACGTCACTGTCAAATGATTGGTGTGAAGCTTGAGAAGGTTGACAGACTGGCTACAAAGGGAACCAGCACACTCGAAAGTGTCCCTCCCAAGCTCCACATAAAGATGCAGAAGCATAGAGATTTTACGCATAAAAAAAGCCCAGAGCGGACTATATGCGCCTTCGTAGTTATAGCCTGTCAAAGCTAATTCAGTGATTTTGCACCGAACACGATCAATATAGCCGATCATTTTTAATTTGAGAAGCCTTAAACAGAAAATATTTTGAAAACTCATGGCTGCTCCCCAAACCTTTTAGCTAGGATCTGCATACCTTTTGGCAATATAAAAAATTCAGTCTGTGTGTAGCTGTATGATTGACCTGAAGGCTTTACACCTTCTTTGAGTGAATACTTAGTTTCACAGTAGCCGCGATTTTCACTGTAATAAGTTGAAGCCCTGGCATTGTTTAGATACCGATCCCAATTATGTTTCCGAAGCCATTCGGCCAGTTCTTGCTGCTTTACATTTAAAATCTTACATGCTTGCTGGAACTTCACACCGTGTTCAGTATGAGTAATGGTTTCGATTGCCTTGGTCAGCACTTGGTTTTCAGCACTTAACTGGAGATTCTGTTTAGCTTGGACTTCAATCGCCTGCAGGAGATGCTGAGGATTGCTGATATCAAATGCTGGGGTCTGCTGCTCAAGCTCATACCAGCGCTTTACAATTGCTGCGGTAAACTCCGGGCAGAGCTGGGCAACCACAGTAATTGAATCAAGCTTTCCTTGTTCACCAGAAAACACATATTCAGTACTTGTACGACCGTTTGTAGGCTTTTCCACCGTTGGTGGTAAAGCTATAACGAGGCGTTCAGCTAAACGTTCGATAGTCCTTTTTACAGAATCTAGGCGTATTTTCGTAATAGCTGCGATATCCGAACTAAGCATCTGTTGCGATGGCAAAAAGGAAGTGATGGAAGTATTCATGATTAAGCCTCCAATCCTCTAGAAGCCATCCATGCTTCAACATCTTCAATACGCCATGCGGTGATGCGTTCGGTTAGCTTAATTGGGGTAGGGAACTCACCAGCACGCACTTTGTCCCAAATAGTTGTTTCACCCATTGGCAGTAAGCCTTGGCGCTCAGGGCGTGCTTTGATGATTCGAGTTGTTCCATCTTTAGCGATGTACTTGCGTTCTTTACGTGCAGCCGTAGTTGCAAGTTGTGACATGCGATAAAAGCCTTTTGGCGCCGTAATTTGTTGTTGAGTAGACATGAAAAAACCTCTAACTATGTGCCGTACTGCAACGGCGTTAGAGGTAGTATGTTGTTGGTTCTTATATGTTAATAGATGGAAAGTTCCACTTGATCTATATTAAGTTTCACTTGATATATATTTTTCTTTGGTCCTTCCAGGCTCTCTAGAATAAGGAGGAGCTACTTCTTTAATCCAGTCTTTTAATGATATGGCCTGATCAGGTAATTCAATACGGTGTTCGGTCTGGCTTAGCTCTGCATAAACTGTAATAGCCATTTCTTTAATTTTAATTTTGTTATCCCTATCTTGACTCCATAGATAATTAGCTAGAGTTTTTGCTGCTAATTTAGCTCGTTCTCTGGCTGGGCTTATTCCTCGTGGCTTTTGAATTTGTTTTTCAATTAAAGTTTCAATCGTTTCAACTTTTCTGCCTCTAAGCTTTAAAGAGCCTTCAATAATTCTAGAAAGTTGATAATGGGTTATTAGAAGATCTGTTCGGTTTATAGCTTGATAAATAGCAGGCTCACCTTCCTTTTCAATTGTGGTGTCAATTACAGGCCTTGGTATAACAGACCCATGATATAGCCTAGGTCTTTCCCGCAAAAGTTCAATCCAAGCAATATGGACGTCAGTTACGGAAGCAATAGCATCAGAAAGCAGCGTAGATCCCCTAAGTTCATTTACTAAAACAGAAGAAGGCCTTTCTTTAAAAACTTCTAAAAAATAGTTTTTGGGGTTTCTTATATATGAGTCTTGGATGTCTAGAATATTTCCGAAATAACCAAATGAAGTATCTCCAATAAACTTTTTATTTATAGTTAAAAGTTTTATTAATTCTTGTTGTACTTCAAGTAAGCAACCATCATCAAAAAATAAATTAAGTCTTGCATTGATAATAGCCTCTAGAGTGGCATCCATATCGAAATGCAGCTTTGTATACCCGCCATGTTTATTAACATCAGCATACTCGTTCCATTCGTCCGTCATCTCTTCAGCATAAGATGCTTGACCATGCCAGCCTTTTACGAAGATATAGAGCTGCAGGTCATATACCAACGCCATATTTAATAGCTTCTTGGCATCATAGTAATCAACTTCCAAGGCTCGGTTTAACTCTTTTGCTGCATCTTTCAATGTATAGAAAGGAGCTGGATTTTTAATATCTTTAATATTACTCATGACCATTTATCCTTTTAGAAAACGCAGCAGAGCTATGCCATCTTGGTATTAGGTTTAAAGTGAATTAAATTTTCACTATCGTTGTTTGGCTTGAACTTAGACACATCCCCACCTTGACGAAGTGTGTCGAGATAATCTGCCCAGAGCTGCATCATTTCGCGTCGACGGCGTAAAAATTTGGTTCGGTTATAAGCTGTGCCATTAGGGTCTTTAACCTTGTGAGCAAGCTGGTGCTCTACAATATCGGTTCTATATTCGATTTCTTCATCCAGTAATGTTCGCGCCGTTGCCCGGAATCCATGAGCTGTATGTTTCCCTTTAAAACCCAATCGTTTTAATACCTGGGTAAGGGTGTCTGTACTCATGCATTCAGATGAAGTTTTGACACTTGGAAAAACGTATTTTGAAGTGGTCCGTAATTCTTCAAGTTCTTTGAGAATGTCATACGCTTGAATTGATAACGGTACGATGTGGTCTTGATTGGTTTTACTTGCTGCAAAGGACAGGCATCTATTTTCAAAGTCTACCGATTCCCAAAGTAGGGTTCTGACTTCCCCAGGGCGCTGGTAGATATATGCTGATAGCTTTATTGCTAACTCAGTTCTAATTCTCGTACGAGGAAAGTCTTTGGTTAAACGCCATGTTTTACGCAATAGATCTGCCAACTCTTTTTCATCCGTCACCGCGTTATGATTGCCTTTAGTCGGCTGGGGAAGAATGATGTCTGGAGCAGGGTTATAGGTAATGATTCTTCGCTTCAATGGAAGCTTGAGTACCATGTTTATAATGGACTTAATACGTCTTGCTGATTCAAGTGCACCTCGTTCAACGAGTGCATCAGTCACATCACGTTCCAGCTGTTCAGTGGTCAACTCTGCAACCGGTAACTTTCCAATAAACGGTAATATATCTTTATCCAGTTTACGAATTGTTTCGTGGTCTACCTTTCCCTCATGTCTACGGATCTCTAGCCATTCTGCTGCGAATTTACTGAAGGTATTCTCTAAGGTTTGACGCCGCTCACGTTTCTTATTATTACGTTGCTCAGCCGGATCGATGCCATCTGACAGCATCTTCTTAAATTCATCACGTTTGGATCTTGCTTGCTCAAGGCTAACCATTGGGTAGGTGCCGATTGCCAGGGTGTTATATTTTTGAGTTACTGGTCGACGGTAATCCATTCGCCAGTATTTCGCTTCTGTTTCATCAATCAATAAATACAGTCCACCGCCGTCCGGGTGTCTCTGCTTCTTTGCGCCATCCACATCAAAGCTAAGGTTTCTAACCTCTTTAGCAGTCAGTTTATTAGACTGTTTTGCCAT